GGTATTAAACTTGCAGACATGGGAAAGATTGAAAAAGTCTTTTCATATTCTAAAGTTCGCAAATACTGGGATGGTTACGGCGCAGAAATTAAAGCCTACGCCGACGCTAAGGCTGCAAAAAATAGTGTTGCAATGCAAACAATTGCAGACCGAATTGGTGTACGGTATGTTGAACATGGAAATCTAGAAGATATTATGTTCCATGTCGAAAACAAAGTATTTAGCGCAGATGATGCTTCTAAAATTTATAGCAAAGTAGAGAATGCTAGAAAAATCTTGGTTGGCAGGGTTGATAGTACAACGTATTTTCGTGACAGTGTAGCAGTCGCTAAGCGTTCACGTTTCATTTATGAGAATGCACGTAAACTTTGGTATAAGTTTGGTAGTGCAGACTTTGTTGATGATGCTGAACGTGCAACTTTTTCTAAAGGTGTTATTGATGACCTTATTGATTTAGGAACTGATACTGTTCAGCGTGGAAGTCTTCAAGATTTGAATCAAGCGTTGAAGATGAATCGCAAATTTAATGACAGAGTTTTTAGTTTGCTTTCACGTAGTGCTGGTAATCAGGCTATTGAATTTGGTGATGATGCACATAAGACTGTTGATAGTCTTGTACTGATTTTGAATACTATTATGCCAAACAATGTTGCTAAAGTTGCTGCACAAGAGTTTCTTTTGATGGATACTATTGAACGCCTTGGCTTCCTTAAGGGAACCTACCGTGCTGTTCTTGAATCTACAGGCATTGATAAAACTATTGAAGGTAAAGCATTTATTGATAATGTTTTGACTGGCAAATTTGGTGAAGATTTTATAAGTTTTTCCGTTTTAGATAAACTACAACTACCAAGTAGATTTCCTAATGCTGGTAAAACAATTATCGTTCCTGGCGCAGTTTGGGATAAAAACCTTACTCAAACAATTTCTAATATTCCTTGGGAAGACCTACAAAAAATTGCTGCAGATATCACAGTTAAAACTATGGGTAAAAGTCAGGCTTCACGTTTACGTGCTTTAAGTGTAATTGGTGGTGCAACTAACTCAACTTTAAGCACAAAGTTTGTTGACTTGTGGAGCAGATTTACTTTGTTTCCTAAACTCGGTGTTCGTGCTTCTATTGATGAAGCGTTTATGATTTCTCTTACTGCACCTATGGTTGTTTTGCGCAATTCTTTTGCTGGTCGTAAGGCTGGTCAAATGATGACAGCCTACACTGGTAGTCGTGCTGCAGTTGGACCTATCTCTAGTGCTACTCGTATCTTTTTGTCTAAGTTTATGGGTAAAAAGTTTGACCCTGCTTCTTTGTTTGATATTGAAACTCGTAGACAAATTCTAGAAGATGTACGTCTTGCTGCTCATTCTAGAAATATTACAAGTGAAGAGTGGATTGCCCACCATTACTATGAAACTTTGCAAACTAAAGTTATCAATTCTTTTAGTTTTTTAAGTGAGGCTAACCGTTTAAGAATTGGTAGTCTCATGATGCATCATCCAAACTTTTTGGAATCTGCTTCAGCATCTAATGCTAGGCGTGTTGGTGGAACTGCAACTATTGACGATTCAGTAAAGGAAGTTCTTAGCCCTTACCAGAATGAGATGGCTCTTCGAGAATTAAAGTTGCAAACTGGAAGAGACTTTACTCTTGTAGAACCTTCAATGTTTGATGATGCTGAACTTGCTGCTGTGCAATATAACTCTTTTACTATGGGATTTGTTAATGGAACTTTTGGTGGAATCAACCTTGGCTTAACATTTATTACCCATAATGCATTGCGCACTAAGGCTGATGTTCAGAACGCTATTGATGCTGTTGTTGCTATGACTAAGGGTCAAGAGCAAAAGATTCTTGGTAATCGTGTAGCAACTATTGCTCTTCGCCGTCAAGGTTTGTCTGACCAAGAGATTGTTCGCGAAATGGTTGAGGCTGCTTTTGCAGACATGTACGTTCGATTCCATGGTAGTTCTACAAAGTTTAATGCTGATTTATTTGATGAGATTAGTAAGCGTTGGAATACTGTTAAGAACATCACTAGTAATCCAAGCGAAACCTTTAACAATATGATTAATACTTTGAGTTTTGATGATTATCGAATTCTTGTAAAAGACCATCTGTTTGAAGGCAAATTCTTCACTAATGTCACTAAGGATACATTCAATCTTAAGAACGAATGGAAAGCCGCTGGCGATAAGATGTTTGAGTGGATGGACAGAACAAACACTGCTCTTGTCCGTCAACCAGTTGTAATGTCTTGGTATTTGCATTATCGTGAAAAGTATGACATGCTGCAAGCAAAGTATACTACCGAGTTGCAGCAACAGATTATAAAAAATAATCCTGGTATTGACAATGCTGCTGCTTTTGAGCGTGCACAACTTCAAGCAGATTCATTCTTTACAAATGCCGCAATGAGTGATGCAATTAATCAGACACTAAAGTTTGTTGACAATCCTCATATTAGAACAAATCTTGCTAGTAGTGTACGAAACACTAGCCGATTCTTCCGCGCAACAGAAGACATGTGGCGACGTGTATCACGCCTTAAAGAGGTAACTCCTAGGGCAATATACCGTATGCGACTATTGCATTCAGGTTTGTATGGCACTGGCTTTATTGAAACAGACAATAAAGGCAACCAATATATTGTTCTTCCTGGCGATTCAATTATCTTTTCTGCTCTTGATACTGCACTTCGTTGGCTTACTGATGATTCTACTAGGCTTGTAACTCCAGAATTTGCTAGAAGTTCTGCACGTATTACAGGTTTTAATCCTTCTTTTCAGGATGATGCTGGTATTCCATACCTGAGTGGTCCTATTGCTGGTGTATCTGTTCTTGCACTTAAGTCTATTGCAGGTAAGGTTTTTCCAAATTCACCTGCGGTTGAAGAGATTGATAATGTTCTTCTAGGTGATATTGGCGATAACATTGATTTTGTTAAAGCAGTTGTTCCTGCACCTATTCTTAGAATCACAAATGCACTTGGCTTTGGTGATGACTCTAAGCGTCATACTGCTATCTTGCAGGCTATTGCTTACAATCAAGCCTACGGTAAAGGTCTTCCTTCTACTGCAACTGCACAAGAACGAGATGCTTATCTGAACGATATCCGTATTTCGGCACACAATGTTGTTATTGCAAATACTATTCTTGGAACTATTCTTCCATTTAGTACTTCTTTACAGGAGAGTGCTCAACTTCCAGAGTATGTTCGCGATTCTGGTACGTTAACATTCACTGAAGAATACTATGAGATTTTCAATACCATCATTGAAAAGTATGGTGATGAGATTGCTGACCCATACGCTTTGGCTGAGGCAATCTTTGTTGGTAAGAATCCTGGCAAACTAATCTATACTGTTTCTCGTAACGATAAAAAGATTAAACCGTACATTAAGCAGACAACTAAGGTACGTGACTGGCTTATTGAGAATGATAGTTTTGTTCAGAAGTATGGCGATGCAGCATATTTGTTTGTTCCAAATAATACTAAAGAAGAAGTTAACTCTGGTGTATATAATTGGATGAGGGCTGCTGGTCTTGTTGAAAGCATTGATGTTAAAACATACTTGGATAATGTTCGTGTTCTAGAAGATAAGCAAAAGTATTTCAAGATTGAAGATGACTTGAATAATGCTTTGTCTAAGGAAAACGATTTTATTGAACGTAAACTTCTAATTGATTATGCTGCACAGTTGCGTGATACGTATAAAACTCAAAGTCCTCTTCTTGCAGAATACATTAACAACTTTGGTTTTAGTGTAGAAGATGAAAAGAATATGTACCGTAACCTTTTGCAGATTCTAGAAGATGACACTGCACCTCTTACTCCTGCACAGAAAATTAAACTGCGTAGCACCATTTCAGTATTTGATAAGGCTTACAGGTTTATTGATTCTGATACCATGAAGGAAGTTCCAGGGTATGTGATGATGAAGTCTGCAACTAAGCAGAGTGCTTTGGATGAACTTGAGAAGTTGGCTTACAAGGATGCTTTTACTGACCAGTTGATTAGGTTGGTTTATAAGCCGATTCTTGATTTCCATTCACGTTCAGTTCCTTCATCTTCTCCAACTGAGAACCCAACATATTTTAGTATCGGTCAATAGGTTTAGGATAAAGTATGAGTGAACAGTCTCAACGTGAGTTTAATGTTGTTGATGGTCAACTTTGGGAAGTTGGCTATACCGACTTTCAAAATGTTGGTGGTCGTCGTGCAATGCTACCAACTCAGAGTGGTCAACCACCTGCTAGAGCAACATTCTCTGATGCTTCTTACCAACTTTTAAAGCAGTATCAGCCTGGCACTCCAGAATTTAATCAGATTCGCAGTCTGCTTATCAAGCATTATGGTCTTTCTAATAGTTCCCTTGGTAAGGATGCTGAGTTTACTGTTGCTTTTGAACGTGCATTGAATGATGCTAGCGTTGCAAACTATAACTTTATTACCGCAAGTCCTCGGCGTGACACAAGCAAAACGCTTACTCTCATGGACTACCTTAAGGGTAAGCAGTATGATGCAGGTGCAGGTGCTACTTCTGGTCCTACTTCTCAAATTTCTTATACTGGTAAGCCTACTGCGTGGGATACTTTTAGGAATATGTCTAAGCAGTTGCTGGGTGCTGCGCCTTCCAAGAGTGACTTTGAAGAGTTTTACAAGAAGTTGCATGCTAAAGAAAAGCAGTATATTGATAAGGCAAACGCTGACGGTAGTGTTGTAACCCGCAATGATTTAGATATCAATGACTTTGCAATGAACTATATTGTTAGTCGTATCGATTTGTCTAATTCAGATATGTCTGGTCGTGCTGGTGAAGTGCAGGATACTGTAATGCAGGCTATTTCAGACTACGGTTTGAAGGGAATGATTACTAGTAAGACTAAGGTTAAACTTGTTCGTGGTCTTCTGGATGGTTCTTTGCAGCAGAAGGATATTGATGATGTGTTGCGTGACCAAGCGGTGATTGCACATCAGGCTTTTGCCGAGGAAATTAAGGCTAATCCTAATCGTACATTTCTAGATATTGTTCAACCTTATGTTGCTAAGTATGCTCAGACTTTGGAGATTCCTGAGATGGATATTGATGTAAATAAGGTTATTAATCTTGCTACTGGCAAGGATAATCAGAAGGTTGCTATCGGTAACTTTGATGCTGTTCTTCGTTCTACTTCAGAGTTTAGTAAGACTAAGACAGCAAAGGGTGAGGCACAAGATTTGGCTGCCGCATTTGCTAGAGCATTTGGGGTGAATATTTAATGGCATTACTTAACCCACAGTATTTTGATTCTAATATTGCTAGACGCTACACAGGAACTACTACACCTAATAGTCCTGAAACTCCAGTTACTCCAGATGTTTCTGAGAATCCTATAGATAATACTTATGAAACAGATAAAGATGTTTTTCTAGATATTGTTTCAAGTATCTTTGGTGCAGATATTGACAAGGCTATTGTTGAAGAACTTTGGCAAGGCTACAGTAAATACTATAAGCAAGACCCAACGATTGCTAAGCAGATAGTTCCTGACCTTCTTATTGGTAAAAACATTGATGGTGTAGAGGTTACTCCACTTTTCAATAAAGAGTTTGAAACCTTTTTAAAAGTTAAGGCAGACCCTAAGTCTGGTATTAATACTCTTGCAGAGTTTACTACTGCACGTAAAGAGTATGCAACTCTTATGCGCGAGTATGGTGTTGGCGATTTGGCTACCAAAGAAAACCTTAACAAGTTCTTTGACCAAAACATTTCTTACTCTACTGCCGCAAATCGTATGAAGACAGCATATGATGCTGTAAATAATGCTGACGATTTCCTTAAGCAAACTTTGGGTAGTTTAAATCTTCGTAACTCTGACCTTGCTCGTGCAATTATGTTTGGTTCTGAAGGTGCTACTGAACTTAGTAACCGTATTCAGACTGCACAGATTCTTGCTGCAGGTTTGGAAACAGGATATCAAACTTCTCTTGATGTTGCTGGCATTGTTCAGGCAGGTACAAGTCTTAATCGTGAAACTGCCCGTGCACAGTTTGCTAAGACTAAACAAGAACTTGGTTCGTATACTCAGGCTGCACAGCGTGCAGGTATTTCTACTTCTGATTTGCAGAAAGAACTTGAGCAAGAGAATCTTTTGGGTATGGCTTCTCAACGCCGTAAGAAGATTCAGTCTGCTGAACAGAATCTGTTTAGTGGAACTTCAGGAACCTTCCAGGGTTCTCTCAGCAGAAATACTGCTGGACAAATTTAGACCCGCAGCGGAACCGACCAGCCTCCGCGTGTGTAACAGACTGGTAGCAAAAGCCATAACTATTGCCCCTGATAGTTGTGTGGTTTGCGTTTAACTACTAAGAGATAGGGAGAGTTGCGATGAGCAACAACTACCAAAATTGGGAAGATGACGATGACTTCGACTTGGAAGACGACGAGCAGCCGACACAGCGTAATGTGAATAATCCGAATGACCTCGTTAAGCAACTTCGTAAGCAGTTGAAGATGGAACAGAAGCGTGCCAAGGAATTGGAGGCTAAGGTTTCAGAGTATTCAACTAAGGAACGTCAGAGTGTAATCTCACAGGTTTTGGAAGAACGCGGAGTTAATCCGAAGGTTGCCAAACTTATCCCCTCAGATGTTGATGCAACAGATGCTGCAGCATTGAATGCATGGCTTGAGGAATATGGTGATGCGTTTGGTATCCAAATGTCTGAACAGCCTAACCAAGATTTGGAAGGCTTTAAGCGGATTAATTCCGCAACAGCATCAGCGTCCGCTGATGTTCCTGCTAATGACTTTGACGCTGCAATGGCTCGTATTCAAACTGAAGATGAGTTGTATGAGTATTTGCAGAGTCTTGGTTAATCGTAATTCTAAGGAATCCTAAATGGCTAACGCTTATATTAATACTGGCGTAGGTTCTTTTGGTAACACTAACACTAATACCGCTGGTATTGGTGGCACCTATGGTGCTGCTGGTTTGTTGCAGAAGGCTTACGATAAGGTACTTGATTTCAAACTTCGTTCGGAACCAATGTACCGTACGCTTGCTGATAAGAAGGCAGGCTCTCTAACTAACAACTCTAATCAGGTTATCTTCCAGATTTACAAGGACCTTGCCGCTCAGACGACTGCCCTTGATGAAGTGGTTGACCCAGACCTTCTTGGTATGGATACCCCTGACTATGTGGCTGTTATCATGAAGGAATACGGCAACATGGTTGCACGTACCAAGGCATCTAAGATGTATGCTTTCACCGACTTTGACCCTGCTGTTGCTAACATTGTTGCATTCAACATGGTTGATTCGATTGACAAGTTGGTATCGAATGTTGTCAATGCTGGTACGAACGTTCTTTACTCGGGCGATGCTACTGCTACAAACAACATTGCAACTAGCACCACTCCAGCAAACAATGACGTGCTTACTTCACGTGATATTCGTAAGGCTATCACCAAGTTGCGTTCCGCTTCGGTTGTACCTAAGCGTGGTTCACTTTACCAGGCAATGATTCACCCAGAAGTTTCGCATGACCTTCGCGCTGAAACTGATGCTGCTGCATGGCGTACGCCAGGTAACTACATCAATGATTCAAAGTTGATTGCTGGCGAAATTGGTTCATGGGAAGGTGCATTCTTCATTGAATCTCCTCGCATGTTCAATGCTGGTGACGGTGCTAACGTTGGTTCCGCACTTGTTCCTTCTGCAATTGTTGTTACTGCTTTGCAGAACACCAACCTTGCAACGGTAACTGTTCCATCTACTACGACCCTTTCGAGTGGTAACTTTGTTGCTATCTCTGGCGCAACTGGTAACACGAGCGTTAATGGTACGTGGCAGATTACTGTCATCAGCGCAACCCAGTTTACTTTCACTGGTCCTAACGCTGGTGTTGGTGCACTTGTTCTTTCTAGCACGACCCCTGTTGGTGGTACGTTGTCTGCACAGAAGAAGACCAAGGTTTACCGTTCGCTTATTGCAGGTCAGCAGGCTTTGGCTGAAGCAGTTGCAGAAGAACCACATTCAGTGGTTGCCCCTGTGACCGATAACTTTGGTCGCTTCCTGAAGGTCGGCTGGTATGGTGCTCTTGGTTGGAGCCTCTACCGTCCAGAAGCCCTGTGGCGTATTGAGTCTGCCTCTTCGGTTGACTAATCTCCAAGTTTGTCTAGCCCTTCGGGGCTAGGCATTCTTGGGTGTTAGGAGATATATGGCATACGAATTTCGTCCCCCCACTTTACGAGAAGGTCCTGTAGGTAATGACCGTCTTTCGCAGTTTTATACTCTTGACAAAGGTATTACTTTAGTTAAGACCACTGCAGGTTATGACGAATACCGTTTTCCTACCGCAGACATTATTCGTGATAATGCAGATTTTGGAACCGTCTATCTAGGTGGACGTGTTTATGTTGTTTCTGATACTGAGGCTGCAGCACTTACTGCTGCAGGTTATGGTAGCCGTCTTAAGGAGATTGTGTAATGGCAGGTAAGTATAATATTACCATTGACCAAGGCAGTACTTTTAATTTTCAGTTTACTGTTAAGACTAGTGGCACTCCTTGGAACCTGACTTCATACACTGCCCGTATGCAAATCCGTTCTAGTGTTGAGGCTAAGACTGCTCTTCTCTCTTTAACTAACGGTTCTGGTATCACATTGGGTGGTGCACTGGGTACTGTTGCTGTAACTATTTCTGCTACTCAAACTGCTGCCCTACTTGCTGGTAAGCATGTTTGGGATATTGAACTTGTATCTGCAGGTGGTGAAGTTTCTCGTATCCTTGAAGGTAAGGCTACTGTTAAGGCTGAGGTAACTCGCTGATGGAAATCTACAATGTTGAGGTCACTTCAACTGGTGATGTTACTGTAGAAGTTTTAGCGCAACCTGAGGTTGTTGTTGAGGTTTCTGAGTCTGGCGACATTGTTGTTGAACTATCTAATCTTCAGGGTCCTCAGGGCATTCAGGGTGCTACGGGTCCTTCTAACGTATTGTCTGTGGGTACTGTTACAACAGGCTCAGCAGGCTCTGGAGCGTCTGCAACTATTACAGGGTCATCTCCATCTCAGGTATTGAATCTGGTTATTCCTCGTGGCGATACGGGCGCTACAGGCGCTACTGGTGCTACTGGCGCACAGGGTGCGCAAGGTGCAACTGGTGCTACAGGTCCACAAGGACCTATTGGTTTGACTGGACCTATTGGTCCTCAAGGTTTGACAGGTGCAACTGGTCCTCAGGGACCTCAAGGTTTGACTGGTCCACAAGGTGCACAGGGTGCTGCTTCTACTGTTCCTGGTCCTACTGGTCCACAAGGACCACAAGGTCCACAGGGTCTTACTGGTAATACTGGACCTCAGGGTCCACAGGGAACGACTGGTTCTGTAGGACCACAGGGTCCTCAGGGTTCTGTTGGACCTCAAGGTCCTGTTGGTGTGGTTGCTGCTACTTCTCCTGTGACTTATGATTCTGGTACTCAGACTGTTGGCTTTGACCAGTCTGCTCAGAATACTACGAATGATTCACGGTATGCTCGTCTTGGTGCTGCTAATGCTTTCACCGTTGGCGGTCACACGATTACTAACGCCGCTGCTGCAACTGTGCCGCTTATGCTCAAAGCGGCAAGCGGGCAAAGTGTTGACATTTTCCAAGTGCAGAACTCGTCAGGTTCTGCACTATTCCAGGTGACGTCTAACGGAAATGTTTACACGCAGTCACTTATCAGCTTTGGCGTGTTTCGTCTCAACAACTCGGCAGGCCTTGGCGCAACTGGTCACGTTGTCAATACTGCCGCGGGCAACATTGGTTGGTTAATCCGTGGCGCTTCAGGTCAAACAGCCAATCTGTTTGAGATGCAGAATAGTGCAGGTTCGCAACTCTCTTGGTTTACCTCGTCAGGCGATTTAAACGTTCTTAATCGTGGACGTATTGGACCTACCGACACAGGTGGAATGTTAAGCGTTAACTCGTACAGCGCCACGGTTGCGGGTGCTGTAATCCGCGCCGCAACAAGCCAGACGGCAAACATTCTTGACGTGCAGAACGACGCGGGCGGCTCTGTTCTTTTTGCTAAGCAATTAACTTCTAACGGCGGACAGTTCGGTTTTCAGAATGGCTACTTTGACCGCAACGGCAGCACAGGTGTAATTACTTTCCAGCAGCAGAATTACGCTGGTGCAGGTTTTGTTATGCAAACTGGCAACGCAGCCACGGTTGGCTTTACGGTAAAGGGTGCGGCAAGTCAGACAAGCGACCTCACACAATGGCAGTCATCTGCGGGAACCGTTCTTGCGAGCGTGACCAATGGTGGCGGGGCTTCATTCGGTGGAGTAACCACTGGCTCGTTTACTTCTATTCTGACGGTTCGCGCTGGCGGAACTTCGCAGGTTGGCGTTGCCATTGGAACCTTGTCGGGAACTTCTGACGACGCTCTGCGCATCTTTAATGCAACAGGTGGTTCAACGCTTGCAAAGATTACAAACGCAGGTGACGCCAAGTTTGCTGCTCTTGCTTTGGGCAATGGAACAATTTTTGGCTCGTCGTCATGGCTTTACGTAACCAACACCTCAGCCAATCAGGTTGGCATTACAGTTCGTGCGGCTGCGTCACAGACAAACGACTTGCAGGTTTGGCTCAATGACGCTGGCGCAATCAAGGCGAAAGTTGGCGCAACAGGCGACATCGAAGCACCAAACAACATGGTGCGCGCTGGCTTTTTGGCTGGCGGTAATACTGGATATATTGGCGATTTTGGTCTTGCTGTTGTTCCTCGCACTGCCGCAAATATTGGTGCAGTGATTCGTGGCGCGGTAAGTCAGACAGCCAACCTGCTTGAAGCGCAGACAAGTGCTGGCTCAATCCTATTGTCGGTTGCACCTTCTGGTACTTTGACTGTTAACGAAACTGCTGGCGGAACTGCTCTGAACGTTCAGCAAGGCGGTGGCTTGCGCACTTTGACTTTTAGCGCAAACGGTTTGCTTAACAACTCAACGACAACTATTGGCTCGGGAACGGGTCAGGGCTACGGTCAACTTGAAGTTTTGAACGGAACCGCAACCCGCATTGGCGTATGGGTCAAGGCTGCTGGCAATCAGTCTTTTGATTTAATGCGCTTTGTTGACTCTTCACTGACTGTACTTGGCGGTCGCAATGCTAATGCACAAATCTTTAGCGGAATTACTGCGCCATTAACTGCAGGTTTCTTTACGACAAGCGCAGCGAGCGGCGACGGAACTACCGCCACCTTGACTACAACAGTAACGCACAACTTTGTTGTTGGTGATATGGTAACAGTTTCTGGGGTTACACCTACAGGTTACAATGGAACATTCCGTGTTACTGCTGTTGCAACTAATACAGTTTCGTATGCTAACACTACAACAGGCGCACAGACGGTTGCTGGTAATGTGTCTACTGCAGTGCAGGCTTCAATTGTTGCTCGGTCTGCTGCAACTGTTGGCTTGGTTGTTCGCATGTCAGGTGCAACAGGTTCGGGTGCAGACCCATTCCGCATTCAGAATAGCAGTGGAACAACTGTCGCCTACTTCAATAACTATGGCGGCTATTATGGTCCAGGCATTGGACCAATTAACCAAACAGGCGGCTACATTGCCACCTACAACAATTCAACCCTGCTGGTATCCACGACAACTACAACAATTGTTCCGTTGACGGTTAAGGCTGTTGCAGGTCAAACAGCGGATTTGTTGCAAGCGCAAGACTCTAGTGCCGCTGTCCTTATGCGTGTCAACAACATTGGTCGCGTAGAAGCGCCATATGCTTCTGTTGGTGGACTTAGTGGACTTGCTTCAGTTCGTCTTGTTGTTAATCCAAGCGCAGCAGAAATTGGTCAAGTAATCCGTTTGTCTGCTTCTCCAACAGCACACAGTTTTGTTGTTCAAAACTCTGGCGGAACTTACCTCACAGGCATTGATGGCTACGGTAACACAAGTATTCGCAACGGTGGCGGAACTACGTTTGGAGTCAATGCTGCTTCGCTGTTTGTATCTACTGGCAATGTTTCAAATTATGGTGTTGTCATTCAAGGCATTCCAAGTCAGACACAAAGTCTGTTTGTTACAGCAAACTCTGCTGGTACAACTCTGACTTCAATTAATGCTTACGGCGCTCTGGGTGTCATGGGTACACCATTCACTTCTAATGCACAGTTGTTTGTTCGTACTGCATCAGCATCTTATCTTGGTTTGGTTATTCGTGGCGAAGCGTCACAAACGGGCGACTTGTTCCAAGCGCAGAACAGCAGCGGAACGGTAGTCGCCAGCGTTAACGCCTCGGGCGTTGGCATTTTTGCAAACGTTGGCATTGGTGCTGGTCAAATGTATTCAGCCATTGAAAATAGCGGCGGATACATTCGCCTAACCAAAGCAACAGCAGCAGCAGCCAACCCGTCAGCGAATCAAGCCAAACTCTATTTCCGCGATGGAACCAATGCTGGCACACTCAAACTTGTTGTTTGTGCTGGAGCATCTGGTGCAGAAACAACAATCCTAGATAATATTCCCCAGTAATATATTACAAAACCCTCTACCTATCGGCGTGTCGCCTTGACATCATATGATAGACTTAAACAGTAGCATACTGCTACCTATATGATAAGGAAAAATAATGGCAATTGATTTTGGTTCACTACTTACCGTGGAACAGAAGCGTAACATCCTTGAACAGCGTGTTGCACAGTTTGCTTCTGAAGCATACCAGCATGAATTGAATAAGCAAGTTGCTGTAACTATCAATGATGAAGCAAGTATCAATAATGCTGATGCTGCTCTTGCAACCATTGAGGTTGCTATCACTACACATCAGACTGAACTTGCTTCTCTGCCCACTGGAGAATAGTAGTCATGGCAGGTTGGACTAATCTAACTCCGTCTGCTGGAACACTTGCTGCAGGTAACGCCTATCTGTATGAGGATGCTGGTGCTTTAAAGTATCAGGGCACTTCTGGTAGTGCTGCAACTATTGTTGCTGCAGATGGCACCTTGCAAGGTGGCAATGGTGGTGGTCTTAAACCACCTATGGCAAAGTATAGTACACAGGCTTATCCTGGAGTTCCAGGTGTTGCTGCAACAACTGTAGTTAATCAGATATGTTCACCTAGCACAATCTACTACAGTCCGTTTA